TCTTCAACATCTTGAAGCTTTTGAGAATCTATTATATCTTGAAAGTTTTCGAAGCCATAAACAGAACGGGCCTGGAAATCATTCATGACCTTTTGCATGTTTTTCATTTCAAGTAAGTGTCTACGAGTATTCCTACCATCCTTTTCGATTTCTCCAGTCGATTTATTATTCGACTGCATCAATTCGATAAGTTCAGTAATACCTGTCTTACCTAGTGGTTTATCATTGCCCTTGTTTATGTTATCTTCGTCCATTTATTACTGTTTCCCGAATGCTTTACCAGCCTCTGATATACCAAATGCACCAAGTGTTACTACAACAAATGATGTATAAATTGTATCAGAAATTACTAAATCTTGTCCCATAAATGCTGTTACTAAATCGCACATACCAAATATAACCATTAAGAAAAAGGATATAAATCCAATTATTGCCTTTTCGTTTAATATGTTATCATCTAAAAATAAATCCATAAACTTATGTTTAGGTGGTGCTAATTGGTCTCTAGCTCTTTTAGCTTCGTCTTTCATTTCTTTGATTTGATCTTCTTGTTGGTCAAGTTTCTCAATCATTGCCATGTACTTATCTAAATCTATTTCGACTTCATTTCTACTGTTATCTTGTGTTTCAGCCATCTCAACGTCTCCTCATTTTCTGTTGATTAATCTTATCGTTCTCTTCTTTAATATGTTCTTGTAATAACGTTAAGTAGATTTCCCTCTCCCATGGCATCATATTATCTAATTCACTCAAACTATAATTATGATGTTGCATAAGTGCGAAGTTTGTTGAATAATAATTCGTTAAACTCTCATGTGAGAGGCCTATGTAAAAAAACTATTCAATCCTCTTAATTCTATAACGTTATCCCTATTACATTTAGAACAGTTATAATCACCTTTAAAATAAACAGCTGGAGCATTTTCTAAAAACCTTTGTATCTTAGTAAACTGTGTTGAGTTTAAACTTTCTAAAAAAGCTTTAAGATCTTCAGTAGTTTCCTTAGATGCATCGTGTACATTATCGTCATCGAATATAGTACTAATACAACCAACTATTACATCCATGATTCCTTCTACAGAACCTAGGTTATTGACATCAAGATTTTTTATTGTTTCAAGTGATGGAAAATTCATTTCTACTCCAACACCATTCTTTTTGTCAAGCATAATTGTTCTTGTTTTTTCTTTATTAATGATTGATATATCTTCAATGTTGATATTGTAATCAGTCATACCGCTGCATTCTACATCATTGCACTTCAGTTTGAGCTTCATATTCTCACCTACTGATTTACCTCTTAGCTGTAAAAACAGATATTCGATATCGTATACAGTTAGTTTATCCATAGATATATCATCAAAGCCAAAACAACTCATGATAATATTTCTAACTGCAACTGATATTTGCTCAGCATCATTCGATTCTAAAGCAATCATTAACACCTTTTCTTCTTTGACCAAAAACGGTCTCATAGTTAACTGTTCTCCAGTACTTGGTAGTTCTACCTTATACTGTGGAACGTTCAATTTTGGTAATGCCATTATAATTTTCTCCTATTATGTAAGTACGTCTAGAACTGTACCTGCTCCAGATAGTGCACTTGATATTACACTTTCTGTTTTGAATCGATCATAACTCATTGTTACATTCAATTCTCCAAAGGCGTCAGAGCCAGAGTCAAATTCAATTGCAGTAACAGTGGTTGGAAAAGCTTTAATAAGCTTAACACCGTATACTACGTTTCCTCTTGGATTAAGTTGTTGAATTACCACATCACAACTATAATCATCTTTATAACCAACGGTATGACTTTCAGGATCGATCACTTGGTTTAACCAGTTATCGAATAATTTTTTCATATAATAGTCATTCGTCAATATAAACTTTAATGTTACTTCTTCGTGAATAAATGTATTCGCGACTTTTACTGTTTGTTTTTCTGCTTGATAGTCTAATGTACCAATCTGTACACCAGGAATAGCTGCACTGCTACATAAGAACGATACTGCTCTAGGATCATTAATTAGATTCTTTGCTTCAAAATTTCCTGTATCACCACCTAGTAGAGAACCAATGATAGCTTCAGGATCTATATTAAACAATGATCCTTTTGGCGGTGTGAAGAGTACTCTAAACTTGTTACTACGAGCAACTCCACCCTTTTGAGTAATAATACTTTTAAAATCTTCTATCGTTGCCATTGATTATCCTTTTGATATCTTTAAACTATCTGTCCATACAGAAGTTTTGTTCTTCTTAACAAACTGTTCTACTGGTAAAAATATTGCTATTTCCCAATCAGTCATTGGTACTCTTACAAATCTAGACTTTACGTGTGAGTTCAAATATTGTTTAAAACATGGTTTGAATTCTTTATACTTTCTAGCACCAGCTATCAGTTCGTATCTTAATGTTCTTATTCTTGTTGTATCACCTAATTTAGTTGGAGCTAAACTCATGAGTTCATCTAAGAACGCAGCTCTTGTATTATATGGTAAGTAATGTAAATTCAATCCAGTGAATCCCGATTTGTTTCCACTCATCAATATAGTCAAAGGGAATCTATCGTAATAAGGTAAATCCTTTTTAGTTTTAGGATCATACATATACATATACATACTTCCTACCATTGTTTTAGTAGTAGGATCTAATGCAGTGTCTGCTAATAACTTCTTACGACTCGGATTAGGTAAGTCCTTAATCTTATCTTGGAACCACTTTTGTGATTCTTTAGTACGTGCAGTTACTCCTGCTCTGAATGCATTTGCTTGTAGTGTATCGAATAAACTTGCCATATAGTATATTTATACTATTTAGATAGTACTTTTATGCCAAGATTCTTTAAAGTTTCTTCTGTCCATACTTGAAACTGCCAACCGTTATGTTCAGCAAATTCAGATGCAGCTTTCCATTTATCTTGGTTCTTGATGAATGTAAGTGATTCCTTTATATACTTCTTAGACCTTCTAGACTTTTTTGTAGGTGGTACTGTTTCTTTCTTTGGTTTGATTTCAATAAGATATATTTTCTTATTATCCATTTCAATCAATAAGTCTACATAATACCTATGTAATCTTTGGTCTACAGTATACTTATAGGGTATAACAACTTCTTCAGAATTCCATAACTTAACAGATGGATTGCTCTCACACCATCTGAATGCATTACGTTCCCAAAGCGACCTATATACTACTTTTGATGAATCGCCAGCGTATTTTTCTGGCTTTTTTATTGTGTATTTACCTTTGTAACTCATATAAATAATCTATATAATTAATAATCTATATCTATTTATAAGGTACAATTATGGTAAGACAAGTAAACAAATTAACAACTATACACGGTAATGAGGTACTAAAGTATCCTCCTGAAATCAATGCATCAAAATATCCATTCATGAATATAAAAATCAATGAGAGACAAGGTGCGAGTGATGAAGGATTCGTTACAGATATCTATACATACATTCCTGTTGGTATATTCAATAATGATGGTATATCTTATAACAATCTTGAGAGAGGACTTATTGGTTCAGGTATAGAAGCATTATCGCAACAAGGTGTATCACTTACTCAAGAAGATATTATGGCTGCAGCAGGAGAATTTACTTCTCAAGCATCGGCATATGTAGGTATGGATATATCAGGAGGCTATAGTGCAGGAGTTGCAAAGGCTGGAGTTGCACTGAATCCTTCAGCAGTAACAACATTTGAAAGTACAGAGATACGACAGTTTGATATTAATCTAAAATTTATTACAAATAGTAATAAAGAATCTCAAGTAGTTGCAAAAATTATTAATCGTATACGTGAGTTTATGTATCCAGAGCAGATTGGTACCTTTGCATTACAATATCCTGCAACATTTGAAATAAAATTTTATTCACCAGGCTCATCTCAACCAAATCCATTTATGCCAATATACATGCCAGCATACTGTACTGGATTACAAACAACATATAATCCATCTCATGCATCATTTCACCCTGATGGAGCTCCTGTAGAAGTTGATTGTCAACTATCATTCAGAGAAGCAGAACAATTAACAAGAGAAAAGCTCAATATACTCATGCAAGAGAATGGAGTAGATATATCTGGAGCAGAAAACGAAGATGGTACTACTGAATTATCAGCAGAAACAAAAGAGACTCTCGAGACTCTCAAAAGGCAGGGTAAGACAACACCGGCAACAAGTACACAGGGGTAAAACACAATGAGTAATTTTTTTAAACAGTTTCCAAAAGTACAATACGACTTTGATCGAAATGGTATATTACAGAGCATGACAGATATTTTTCGTCATGTCAAACCATTAGACAACTTTATTGACGAAAGTTTAGGATATCGATTCTATGAGATACAAGATGGAGAGCGACCTGACATCGTATCGCAAAAAATTTATGGTACACCAAACTATTATTGGACATTATTTGTAGTAAACGAAAGATTACATGATGGATATCGCGAATGGCCATTGAGTCAAATCGATTTTTCTGAATACCTTGATAAAAAATACGAAGGTGTAGCCATTATACCTGCTAGACCATCAGTAACAACTAACACAGATGGTATAGTACTCACCGCAAACAATAGTCTAGGTGGACGATTTAAGATAGGAGAAACCATACAAGGTCAAGTATCAAATGCTACCGGCACACTTGTACAGAAAAATGTAGACATGCATCAGGTAGTAATACAGAATGTAAACGGAAATTTTTTAGGGAATAGTAATCAGGTAGAAGAAATTAAAGGTATATCATCTGACGATAGTGTAGATACATATAGAGTATATAATTATATTGATGCTCCATATCAATACTATCATCAAAACGATGCAGACAAAAAGGCTGTATCATATAGCAACGCGTTTCAGGACACTGTTTCAGGACGATTGAGTACAGTAGATGAAGTAAATATAAAATTTATTACGAATCGACAACATGAGAATGATTTGAACGATGAGCGATCTTTTATACGATATATTTCACCACAATATATACAAGAATTCGTACGAAAATACGAGAATCTAATCAATGAATAACAATATATCTCAAAACGATAGTAGCAGTTTCTCTGGTTCATACGAAATACTAGTAGCAGAACTCTTTACAAATCAAGACGATAGTAACTCTATCGATATAAGAGGCATAATCGAAAAAATTATTATAAACGAATCGATATATAGTGCAGGTATAGGGGTAGAAATACGTATCGCAGACGGTATATCTCTATTAGACAATGTAAAACTATTAGGGAATGAGAAAATTTTTCTAGGGGTAGTACAACAGGGGCGAGATAATAACACTCTCAAAAAATTTAACGTAGAACTCTTCATATCGAGCATCACCAACTTCGCACGCCCAAAACCGGGTCTGGATGCATACTCCTTCATATGTGTGTCGAAACATGTATACAGCAACCAATTCAATATATGCGATGATGAGTTTAACAAAGACGTTGGTGGTAATATAAAGGCTATATGCAGCGGTAAATTGAGTATACCATCTGA